GATGCGAAGACACCCAGATGTGAGCGCGATGCTTGCCGCATTCGGCCTCGATCAGATGCGAGCCGGTAGAAGGTTTTTCGTGGCGGGTAATGAAGACTGTTGTCACTTGATCTCTCCTTTTCTGCCGGTCGGTTGATTCCGGTCGGCGTGTTGCAATCATCCGCGTATCGTGGCAGGATGTCAACAGGTTTTTTCAAGGCGATTGGAATGACACTACAAGAAGCGCTCGACCACTACGGGTCGCGCAAGGCTATCGCTGATGCGCTGGGCCTGTGGCCACAGACGGTTTACGCATGGGGCGACAGCATTCCGCTGGCGCGGCAATACGAGATCGAGGTCCGTTCAGGCGGCGCGCTCAAAGCGGACCGGCCCGATGAGCAGCGAGCCTGACTCCATGCTCGCCGCAGCCCTTGAATACGCTAGCTGGGGCTGGCCCGTTCTCCCGCTGGTGCCGGGGGGCAAGGTCCCGGCCACGCAGCACGGGGTGCATGACGCGACCACTGATGAGGCTCGCATTCGAGCATGGTGGGAAGCGAACCCGCAGGCCAACATTGGCATCGCGGCCGGCGTGCGAAGCGGCCTGATGGTCTTGGATGTGGATCCGCGCAACGGTGGCGACGACAGCTGGGCGCGCCTTACCGCTGCTTGTGGCCAACCGCCCGACACCCCCCAAGCTCTCACGGCCGGAGGCGGCGAGCATTTCGTGTTTCGCTACGATCCTGCGATCCGGTCGGCCAAACTCGCCGAGGGGGTCGATCTACTGGCCGACGGGCGCTACTTCGTCGCTTACCCGAGTCAGGTCAATGGGCGGCACTACGTCTGGGAGGCGTCGAGCGACCCGGCCGATGGGCTAGCCCCTGCGCCCCTGCCTGAGACATGGCGGCAGGCCATCTTGGGGCGGAGGAAGGCCCCTGCGGCGGCCAACGACAGCATCATCGTCGGCAATCGCAACGCGGGCTTGACTTCGCTCGCAGGGGCCATGCGGCGGCACGGGATGAGCGAGAGCGAAATCCTGGCGGCGCTGACAGTGGCGAACGATTCCCGCTGCGAGATCCCGCTGCCATCGTCAGAGCTTGCTCAGATCGCACGGTCGGTCGCTCGATATGAGCCGGAGTCAGATGTTGCGGCGAGTGCGGCTCTGGGCGCGCAGGCGGCTGAAATGCTGCTCGCGCCCGAGGCTGATGTCACCGAGCGCTTGCAACTAGTCTACGGCGATCAGCTAAGCGACGAATACGAGGCCCCCGACGAACTGGTCGAGGGGATGATGACCATCGGTTCGTCAGTCGTGGTTTACGGCGACAGCAACAGCGGCAAGACCTTCTGGGCGCTATCAGTGGCCACCGCAATCGCCACCGGCTCGCCATGCTACGGCCGGCAAACCGACCCAGGTCTGGTCATCTACCTCGCAAGCGAAGCGCCCGCCAGCATCCGCTCTCGGATGCAAGCTATCAAGCGCTACCACAAGTGCGACCTCGCTAATCTCGCGATGGTCCCCGTACCACTTAACTTCCACGCCGGGAACCAGGACGCCACCGATGTCATCGCCCTGGTTCGCAGCGTCGAGCAAGCCCGCAATCAGCCCGTGCGCCTCATCATCGCCGACACCCTGGCCCGTATGAGCGCCGGGGCCAACGAGAACAGCGGCGAGGACATGGGGCCTATCATGGCCCGCTTCGAGTCTGTCGCCAAGGCAACCGGCGCCGCGATGATGATCATCCACCACAACGGGAAAGATGCCGCCAAAGGCGCGCGCGGTTGGTCCGGTATCCGAGCCCATATCGACACCGAAATAGAAGTCGCCGAAAAAGATGGCATCCGATCAGCCAGCGTAACAAAACAACGCGAATTGCCAAGCAAGGGCGAAACCATTTACTTCAAGCTGGAAGTCATCAAAATGGGCACCACAAAATTCGGCAACGATGCGACCACTTGCGTGGCCATCCCAGACGAGGAACCGCAAGAATCAACGCCGCGAAAAGAAAACAAAATCGATAACCATCGCAAAGCCTGGGAAAATGCGTGGATGCAATCAGGCAGCGAAATGCGTGAGGGCAAACCTTATCTCAGCCGCTCCGCACTGAAAGAAAAACTTGCCGCCGATGGCAACGCAGAACGAACCATCCGCAACATGACCAACCCATCCTACACCGACAAACTCATCGGATGCCTGTTGCAGGCAACCATCATCAAAGGCGTCGAGCACGGTTGGGTTATGTGCAACGAAACGCACGCAAGCGCACTTCTCATGATGCGACGGGCTGTGGATAAGTAGTGGATAACTTTTTCATCAGGCAAAAAAAGTTGACCCTAAATGACCCTGGGGTCAAAAATAGGGTCAGGGTCAAAAAGCGGCAAAACATCACCGACCTTGACCCTGAAAGTTGACCCTGACCGTACCCCCTCTTGTATAGCAAGGGGTAGGGTCAAGGGTCAACAGGGTCAAGTCGTGATGCAGGGGTCACGGGGTCACGGGGTCAAAGTTATCCACAGAAGGAAGACGGCATGACAACCGAGCAGGCAACCAACGAGTGCAAGTGCTACCAGGGCAACCGGCCATCGTCGGAAGAAGGGTGGGACCATATCGACACCGTCGAAGCGGATGGGTCACAATGGCTCATATTCAGCAAAGCTCAACGAAACCCGGATTGGGTGTTTTACAAAATCGTCGCCAACGGCAAAGTCACCCAAAAAGCTAATTACTGGGTGACGCGAAACATCCTAACCGGCCAGCTTGCCTTCAACCGCGATATCGCTGTCATGCGCGAACACCGGCCAGAGCTTCATCAGAAAATCGAATTTGCAATCAATATCAGAGAATCAAAATGACCAAACCTAAACAGGAAACCCTGCCGGCAAGGAAAACCAGAAACACTCGCCTGTATGACCGCCAAGCAGTTTCAGAATACATTTGCGAGCAAATCAAACTCGGGCGCTCCCTTGAGTCAATCTGCAAAGAACCGGGAATGCCAGCGACCGGAACCTTCATCGAATGGGTCGGGAATGATGACCCCAAAGGCGTGGCCGCCGATTACGCGCGTGCGCGCGAAATTGGTTTTGCGCTGATGGCCGAGGAAATCATCGCGCTGGCTGACAAAACCAATGAATGGGTTGAAGCCCAGGCTGTTGATGAAAATGGCCCGGTCTTTGATGAAGCCGGCGAGCCAGTCATCAAGCGAGTGCTGATGCCGCTCAACGCGGAGATGGTCGCCCACAAAAGACTTCAGGTGGACACGCGCAAGTGGATGCTGAGCAAGATGCTCCCCAAGGTCTACGGCGACAAAACCACCACTGAATTGACTGGCGCCAACGGCGGGCCGGTGGCGGTCGCTGCGGTCGATATGCGCGCTCTGAACGACCAGGAGCTAGAGCAACTGCAACTGCTGATGAGCAAGGCGAAGGGCGCGGGGGGCTGAGGCGCACGTCTAGCGCCCCGACGCGCGCCGGGCTACGCTACCGCCCACACCCGACCGCCGACGCGCTGTAGGCCCGCTACGCAAGCCGCAGGACCATCAGGAGACGCCATGCGCCCCGTCATGCCACGCTGGACCCTGCGCGACATCCTCTGGCCCTGGGGGCGCATCAGGCGACTGCGGGCGGCGCTCGCCCAGGCGATTGCCGACAACGAGTGCCTGCATGCTCGGTGCGACAGGCTGCGGGCGAGGCTTAAGCGGTGCTTGAAGCCGTAAAGGGATTGGCATGATGACCGACACCGAATACCCCGACGAGATCCACGTCATCCCCGCTGACGACCTACGCGAGCACGCCTTCGCGGGCGACTGCTGGTGCCGCCCCGACTGCCGGCATGAGCGCAGCCGCGACGGCATTTTGTTCCACTGGCTGCACCGGCCCGCCGACGGCCGGGATCGGTACGCCGGCGGCGAGGTGGTGTACCAGTGAGTGCGGCTCTCTCCCCATCGGTGATGCTGGATCTCATCAAGCGCGAGAAAGACCGCCGGCTCGCTCAGCGCGATCTCATGGCATTCACGCGCCAATCATGGGACATCATCGAGCCCGGAGTCGATTTCCGCGAAAACTGGCACTTGAACGTCATCTCTGAACACTTGATGGCGGTCACCAGCGGCGAGGTGCGCAACCTCGTCATCAACATCCCGCCAGGGTGCATGAAGTCCATCCTCACATCCGTAGCATGGCCCGCGTGGATGTGGGCAAGTGACGCTTCGCTGCGGATAATGGGCGCGTCCTATGGCGCTGACCTCGCTATCCGAGACTCAGCCAAGACCCGAGACATTATCACCTCCGACTGGTACGCCGAGCGATGGCCAGACGTCAAAATCAAGCCCGGTTTTGACCAGAAGATGAAGTACGAACTCACCGAGGGAGGCTGGCGTATGGCCACATCGGTCGGTGGTCGAGCGACCGGCGAGCATCCCGATGTCAAGATCGTGGATGACCCGCACAATGCCAAGCAGGCAGAGTCCGACGCCGAGCGTGAGTCGGCGCTGACTTGGTTCGACCGAACCCTGTCAACGCGCGGTCAATCTCGCAACGCATCAACAGTTGTCGTCATGCAACGATTGCATGAAAAGGACATTACCGGCCATATCCTGGCCGACCTTACTGGCTACACCCACCTTTGCATCCCGATGGAGTTTGACGGGGTGCGCCGCAAGACGTTCCTCGGCGCATATGACCCGCGCACGAAGCAGGGCGAGCTATTGTGGCCAGAGATGTTTGATGACACCTCGGTCACCGAACTCAAGCAACTCCTCGGCACCTACGGCACCAGCGGCCAACTCCAGCAAGACCCGACCCCCGCCGAGGGCGGCATCCTGAAG